ATGGAGAAGATTGTTGCGATAGATGCCAATGAAATCAGCCCGATCATGAAAAACTTCGGGCTGGAAGGATTGATCGCCACCGCAAAGCGGGGCTGAGAGAGTTTCGGAACAATTAGTAACATTTGAGATAATTTGGACACAGCACCCATGGCGGATTTTGAAGATATTACCGGCTGGCGGGAAGAATTGCAGGCATATTACGAAGAAGGGGGGCAAGAGGCGGTCGATTATATCTATCGACATGATCCAGAGGTCTTCCTTGTGAGTACCAGGCTCTCCCAAGTGCAGCGTTTTGCTGAACTTCTGCTAAAAGACCCGGAACTTAGAGATGCGACTGCTCAGCAAATGGAGTGGTTGAAAGTTGTTGACGCCAATGGGGGAGCCGTTGGCAGGGGGGATCCGGAATGGGACAACCGGCCACTAGAGGCTCACATACTCATGGGAGACTTTTACGAATGGTACTGCCTGAAATCCGGGTATCCTCACGAAGCCAGGCACCTGTATAGTTTTGGTATGTTTACTGCCTGCGATGTCCTTGCGGGAAAATACGAATCTGTTCGGTCAAAGGCGTGTGTCGAATTTTTGCTAGATAGTGGTTACATCGAGCAAGACGAAGGAGGCTTGTGATGAGCAAGCAAACAGTCGTTGCACTCGACCATGCCAAGGTCGGGACGTTGCTCGCCTATACTGTCGAAAAAAAATTACCAAAAGAACAAATAAGGAACAAAGTATTTTCTGTTCTTGATGCCGTTGCTGGATTGGGCGACAAGGTTCTCTATGTACCAAGCGTTGGAACAACAGAACTCACAAACAATATTGCGATTGAATATCTGCCGCATTTCGATGGCTGGTTGAAAAAAAGAACTTACAACAACAAGATCCTCACAGCATCCGAGGTGAAATCCGAGCGGGCCAAGAAGAAATTCGATCCGGATAATAGGCGAAACTCGTCCAGAGGGGGGTATGAAGGCTGGGATATGGATGTCCGGCAGTTCATGCTGAATAGAAACAACAGAGAGAAGTACGATTTTCTCGTTATTAGTGCGGACGGTGCTTTTCTAGATAACAAATTCAATGCCGACAATGCACTTGAGCGCATGAAATTCAGACGGATGAGTTTCAAATCCCTGATGATCTCGATGCTCACCCATCCGGATGTACCGCTGACACCGCAACAGCACGACACAATTGTTCACGCAGCGAACTCGACTAGCCAAAAATTTGGTGCTTTTCACAATCTAGAGCAAAGTCACCCGAAGATTCCTGAAAGCTTCGAGGCAGCGCTCGAGATTAAGAACGCTCACCGACCGATTGAACTCAACGTTGGCAAGCGGTTTAAGAAGTTGGTCAAGAACGGCGCGCCGGTTTTCGTTCTTGGCCTTGCCGCGCCGGTGATATTCAACAAGGTTCAGGCACGTGCGGACGAGCGGAACATACCGTTTGCGCAGGCGGCAAGAGAGCTGGGGCTGGAGTTTACAGAGGACGATCTGAAGTCCATGGCGGCGGAGGCGGGCCTCGACCTGGCCGTTTCGCTGACGCCTGTCGGGCCGCTGAAAAAGGCCTGGGACGTTCTGGGCAATCTGGACGACATTATCGCCTTGACCCAGCTTTATGGCGAAGCCTATCCGGACAACCTGGTGATCCGGAAAATGGCCGAAATTGCTACAACCGTCGAAGGATCGGAGGCATTTGGCGCTTACGTTTATGGCCGGGACGCGCTGACAGGCGCGGTGGGCAGCGCAATCGACTGGGCGTTTGCCGGCAGCGAGGGTGAGGAAGAGGCCTTGCAGGCGCTGCAGGGGATACAGAACGCGCTTGAGGCCGGCGGAGCCGTGGAGCAGGCCGCAAACCGCGGCGCAACACGCGAAGAATTGACTGACACCCTGACGAGAGACGCAGAGCTGCACCGGGGACAGGTCAGGCAACTGTTGTCGGCGGCCCCGGTGGCGGCGACAGATGCGCCGCTTACGGCACCGCGGCTGGAGGACGGCAGTCTTTCTTCTGAAACCATCCTGATGGATGGCGGGCAAGTGCCATTGGGCGAGAAGCCGGTTCTGCCAGGCTCTTCCGCCATTCTGGCCCCTGGTTTTGAGGAGGCGCGCCAAAACGGCGTGTCTGAGGGCAGCGTGTCTGGAGCCGGCGCAGTTGGGGCCGAAGTGGGCACCGGCAAGCTGGACGGCGTGAGTGCCACAACGGCGGCCGATGTTGCTGACGCCTCAGCCGGTTTGGCTGCATCTGCTGATCTGGCCCGGAAAAGTTCCTATGACCGATATCGGCAGATCGGCAGAACTGCCGCGGAAGAGGCGGAAGCGCTTGCGGATTACGAAAGGCTGTTCAGGCAAAGCTATGTCGAACTGGGCGGCCACAAGGAGGCTGCCAGGGACTATGCGATTTACCGGTTCAAGCAGATGTGGGGTCTTTCGGCCTTCGCGCCGGAGGCGGAAGGGACCGTATTGAAATATGCGGTCGAGACAGCCTATCCGGATCTTGAAAAAGACGGACATGGTTACGTGCGCAAGGACGTTGAGGACCTGCTGAAAGCACAGGGTGTGCGCGCCGCGAAATGGCATCTGATGCCAAATGACAAGACCGGCCGGGACAGGCAGCAGGCCCCGGCGGACGAGGACGGCTACGGCCCGCGCATGACATTGACCTATGACGACGAGACCGGAAAGCGCCATTTGCTGACGGAAGACTTTCAGGCAAATGTCGGCCGGGTTCGGGACAGGGCGTGGCAGACGTACGCCAAAAACAACAGCAGGCGTGCCGCGTGGCACGCCCCTGCAGCGCCGGCTGGAAAGGTTCCGGCGGAACTGGCTGCCGCAGCGCCCGGTAAAGCCGCGCCGCTGGATGGAGCTTCCACCGGGGCGCGGTGAAAAAACACCGCCTCGGGCGCACAACCGGGAAGCTTCAAAAAGCCTTTGAGTGGCAAGAGCTTTCCGGAAATGCGTGTCTGAACAACAGGTTCAGACATCTGGCCTTGCTGGACGCTTCGTCAAAACAGGGCTAAAACAGACCTCATACCGGTACTTTGGAAAATTGCGGCTTGGCCGGCAGGAACGCTTTGGCGCTGCCGGATACGTCCGTTCGATTTTTTTCCGGCCGCCTGCGCGGACCGGCCTTGAGGCGCTGCCGCCGTGCCGGCAGGCGGCGCCGATTACACGTTTTCAAGACATTGAGAGAAAGGGACCACCCATGTGCATGTTTGGTGGGGGAGGCTCCAAGCAGCCGGACCCGGAACCGACACCGCCGCCGCCGCGCGAACCCGACCCGCAGCGGCAGGCGCGCAACCTGCAGGAAAACGGGCGCCGGCGCCGGGCCGCCGCCTATAACACCCGGGCCACCAACCTGACCGGCCCGCTGGGCGTTGCCGATTACGGCAGTGCCTCGCGGCCCGGTGTCACACTTTTGGGGCGTGCGTGATGGGGATTGTCGACGATCTGAAAACCGAGCTGCAATCGGCCCGTGCGGAACGCCAATGGGTGGAGGCGGACTGGCAGGACTATGTCACCTATACGGCGCCGGACATGGAGCGGGCCTTCAACCGGCCCGGCGGCGTGAGCGCCCGGGATGGCATGAGCGCCCTGCGCGGGTCTGCCGCCCGGGACCGGTCGCGCAAGCTGTACGACCCGACCGCTGTCTGGCTGCTGGACAGGCTTGCCTCCGGCATCGGCTCGCTGACCATGCCCGAAGGCTTTCCCTGGCATGGGGTCGGCTTCGGCGATCCGTTTGCGCCAGCGCCCAGCCAGGCGGACGAGGAGTTTTTCGAACTGGTGCGCGATCACCTGTTTCGTGTGCGGTATTCGGGACGTTCCGGCTTTGCGCTGGCCAACCGCTCGCGTCTGCTGTCCACCGTGAAACTGGGGACGGGTGTGCTGTTTCCGGTCGAAAACGAGGACAGCCTGGCCGATATCCGCACACCGGTTCACTACCGCTATGTGCCGCTTTACGAGATTTACCTGGTCATCGATGCCCAGGGCAACGATTGCGGGTTCTTTCGGGTGCGCACGCTGAAGGCGTGGCAGGCGGTGAAGGAATATGCCGGCAAGGTGTCGCCCAAGGTGAAGGAAGACGCAGCCGACGCGAAGCGCAAGAACACGGACTACACTTTCGTGCATGCCTGCTTTGTGCGCGAAGGCGGCCACGCCCAGGCAACCGACACCAGGAAATCCCGGTTCGAGAGCATCCACTTCGAGGAAGACAGCGGGCATATCTGCCGGCGGGGCGGCTTCTTCGAATATCCGCTGGTGATCAGCCGGTGGGACCGGGACGGGTTGTCGCCCTATGGCTCGCCGCCGCAGGCAAAGCTGATGAGCGACATCAAGAGCCTGCAGAGCCTGGCACGGGACGGGCTGATTGCCAGTTCGCAGGCGGTGCGCCCGCCGATCGCCACCCATGCGCAGGAGCGCCAGCTTGACCTCAACCCCGGCCGGATCAACCCCGGGCTGATCGACGAGCAGGGCCGGCCGCTGTTCCGGCCGATGATCGACACGGTGAACCCGGGGGCGGCGGATGCGCAGATCGAGACCATCCGCGAGAAGCTGCGGGTGGGACTTTATGGCGACCTGTGGCAGACGCTGCTGGAAGGCAATGGCCGCACGGCAACGGAAGCCAATATCCGCCGCAAGGAAATGGCCGACATGATCGGGCCGTTCTCCACCAACATCATGGCCGGAAACGAAGCCTTGTTCGAACGGGAGATCGGCATTCTGGGCCGAAGGGGCGCTTTTGCCCCCGGTTCGCCCCTTGCCCCGCCGCAAAGCGTGCTGGAGGGCGATGTGACCCTGACGCCGACGGCGCCCATCGACCAGATGCGCGAGGCCGGGCATTTCGAGGCGATCATGGGCTTCCAGGAATATCTCGGCATCGCAGCAGGGGCCGATCCCTCCATTCTGGATCTGCACGACCGGGAAGCCGAGTACGACCTGACCCGCCGCGCGCTGGGGCTGCCCGCCAAGCTGAGGCGGCGGCCGGAAGAGGTGGAGGCACTGCGGCAGGAACGGGCGGCCGAGCAGCAGCAACAGCAGCAGCTTGCGACCGGCGAAAGCATGGCGCGGATCGCCCGCGACGGGGCGCCGCTTCTGCAGGCCCTGGGCGGCGAAGGAGGGCTGGATGGTCTGGCGTAGCCTCAAACGAGCCGCCCGGCGGCGCCGGGAGCGGGCTGGAGTGCTGGAACGGGCCTATCGGTCCGTTTTTTTGTGCCCGGACGGCGAAATCGTGCTGGCGGACCTGGCTGCCGAATGTGGCATCTACCAGGCGCCGCCGGTGAACCTGGAGCCAAGGGCGGGCGGTTATCTGGACGGGCGCAAGGCACTTTATGCCCGCATCCTGGCCATGATCCGCATTCCGCCGGAAGAGCACGCCGCGCTGCAGGAAGCCGCCCGGCTGGAAATGCTGCCCGAGTTCGAAACTGACGAGGAATATTGACGATGTACGACGCGATCCAGCCGGCAGCGGGGCCGGAGGCCGGCGGGCATGACGGTTCTGGACAGGATGGTATGGGACATCGCCCTTCGGAGGGGGGAGGTTTCATCGACGGCCTGAGCGATGCCGACCGGGACATGGCCGCCAGCCATGGCTGGCGCGATGCCGCCGGCATTCTGGAAAGCTACCGCTCGCTGGAAGACAGACTGTCCGGGGCGCTTAAGGTTCCGGGCGAGGAGGCCGGCAGCGAGGAGCAGGCGGCCTTTTATGCCGATGTTTCCAGCCGCTGGACGCCGAAGGACGGCTATCGCTTCAAGATGCCCGAGACGCTGCCGGAAACCTTTCCCTACGACCGGGCCTTTGCGCAGGAAGCCGGAGACTGGTTCAAGGAGGCGGGGCTTCACCCGGAGGCAGCGCAGAAGCTGCACGACCGGTGGGTGGGCAAGATGGCAGAGCAGTTTTCCGCCCATGAGGAAGCGGCTGTTGACGCCGCGCAGAAACAGGGCGAGGCCGCCGAGGCTGCGCACCTCTCCCTGGTCAGGGAATATGGCGAACCGGACAGCGACGGCTATCAGAACGCCATTGCCAAGGCCGACCGGGCGCTGAGCACCCTGAAGACGGCCGGGGTGGATCTGACGGGATGGTTTGCGGAAAAAGGCGCCCTGACCACGGCTGGCAGCGACGGTTTGCAGCAGGTGACGGACCCCGTGGCGGTAAAGCTGCTCGCCTTCATCCACGACAGCGCCTTTTCGGAAGACGGCCTGAACGGTTTCGGCTCGGGTGGCGAGGGCGGCAATCCCTTCGAGACCGGCAATCCGGACCTCAGGCAGCAGTCGGACCTTCTGGAAAACAGCCCCTTGCGGGCACGGCAGATGATCGTCGCGGCGGGGCGGGATCCACAGTTGTTCGGTCTCTGAAAATGCCGCCGATTTCGGAAGAGGTTTTCGTGCCGATTTCAATTAAGGGTTGATCTGGAACAAATAATGAACATATTCTGATTGTTCAGCGTTTCGACGCTTTTCTTCGCGAGCGATCATATTTTGAGGGATCCGGAATGAAAACAAGCACCTTTCGTTGTTTCAAAGGATTAGGGGCAATTCTCAAAGTGACGGGGATCATTGTTCTCCCGTCGGTTTGCCTGGCTGCAGATGGTTCCGCCATCCCGTGGGAACAGCAGCCTGAAATTCTTCGCTCGGAGATTGAGGGCTATGTCAAATCAAGCCTCGATCCCGCCACGTTCAAGGTGCGGGTCGCGGAGGACGTCCGCGTGGTTTATCTGGGCTTCTCGCCTGAGGAAATCGACCAAAATGCGGAGCAGTTTCCGGATGTCCCGGGGCATCGCATTTCGCACCTGCCCTATGGACGGAATGACTATTACAGCATTCCGGTGGATGAGTTGGATTACCAGCTTTCCAACACGATTACCGTTCTCAATGTCGATCTGGCCAAGAAGCCGGGGTCGGGAGAAGGTAGTGGCGAGAACAGCACGGAATTGACTGAAGTCCTTGCACCGAAAGGAGGGTTCTTTCAGTCGCTCGGATTATCGATTTTTGAGTTGATGAAGGTCAAGGACGGTCGAGGCACCCTCGTCGAATTCGGGCCGCCAATGACGAAGTTCGGCGATTTCGAGTTTTCCTTTCGGGACAAGGTTCTCGGAACGCCTTGCACATCGGTCTTCGAGTTCGCCGGGTTTGACGACGGTGGACAGGAAAATACCATGGTTGTCTATTCCGGCGCCGAACCCGGTTCTGCCGACCAGCTCCAGTGCCTGAAGATGCAGTCTTTGGTCTTCCTGCGGCCTGCGAGCCTACCACTTTCCACAGCGCTCGAAGAGAGATGAAACTCGCTGGCAGGTGTCGGTTTATTGCGCATTTCCATAAACCTGCACAAGCTGACACCTGCCTGCAAAGTCGTGCTGTGCCATGAGCAATCGTGCCACCTGATGCCAGCAACCCGTCTGTGGAGCAGGTCAGACACCCCGGCAGAAAAATCTGGCGATCTTTTCAGTCTCCGGTGCGAAGGCCTGGCTTTCTAACCGGATGCAATTAACGGTTGTTTTTTGGAACATATCATGAACAATATACCGGTATCAAAAGATCGAAATCGGAGAGTTCGATTGTGAAACTATCAAGACTATCGGGCATTTTGTTGGGCCTGTTTCTCGTTGCCTGTGCGTCAGATGAAGAGAGAAATTTATCAGGTGCAAACGGGAAAACGGTGGTTTCGGCCTGTGATCCCGGACCGATTTTCGAACGGCTTGAGAAAGAAATGAAAACCGGTCTTGCTGGCGCGGATCAGGAGAGGATTTCTCGCGTATACAACGAATATTTTCGAATAGTGAGAATTTGCGACAAAACTCAAGATATGACTTATGTCGTGAAGCAAGAATATGCTGATAAAAGAACCGCCGCATTTCTCGGTTTTCCACCGCCTCCCCCGTATATTTATACGCAAAAAATATCCCGAAAAGGTGAGCTTTGCCTCAGTCGGGAGGGCTCGGAAAGTTCGTTGATTTCCGCACCGAAATGGTATTGCGAAAAGGGCGGTTGGACTGACAACATTTAGATAAGGGCCAAGTAATGGATAATCACAGACAGCAAACGATACGCATCGGTGAGTACAAGCTGTTTGGTGTTGCCTCACATATTGTCATCACAGCTCATGATGAAACCGGCAAGCAGATCTGGGAAGTCAACGGACTTTCACATGACAGGCAAAATAATATAATTCCAATAGGAAAACCCTGGGACGGAAGCGATACGATCAAAGGTCACTTGGATAATTTTTCAAGGATGGGGCATCTCGTCGACAACCAGACAACAATTATCGCGGGGACGCCGGCTGAAATCGAGGCATACAGGATAAGAGCTCGCAGGGCTATTGATCGGATCAATGCTCAAAACCTTGATTACAGAATCGACAACCAAAATAGCAACAGCGTGGCGGGGACGGTCCTGAAGTCTTTCGGGATTTCGCCACAGGAATTGCTGAATTCAACAAGGCATCAATTTGAAAAACCAGTCCCAGGCTTTACCGAAGATCTGATCGGCAACAAAGATGTCTTATCTGCAGGATCGGCGCAGTCAGATCCTGAATTGGATGGTCAGTCGGCGCATGGCAACAGATTACGAAACCATGTTTCTGCTCCGTTTCCGATGCCGAGACCTCATTTGGCAGCGGATGACAACCGTTCGAGGGATAGTCAGCCCGCGTTGCGTGGCGAAAGTGATATTCCGCCGCCATCCTTGAGCGAACCGAAGAGCGGTGAGGCTTTTGAGAACGGTCCCATTCCGAGCGCCAAACCGAGTAGAGCTCGCTCTATGCTCCAGCCTGATAATCTGAAGAATGCAAATCCATTCGACGTGAGAAAACCCGACCTCAAACAGCAGGCCTTCCTTTTGGACCATCAGCCGACGAAGGCGAAGCAGCTTATCCTTTCTGCTGGACGAAACCCGGAGTTGTTCGGGTTCAAGGGTGTTGTCGTTTAACTGAACGACTCCTCGAATTTACGTGGTCCGATGCATTACCTCACAAATCGGATCCATCAGACGCCAGATACTTGCTCACTTGCGAAGTCCTTTGTGCGCTTTGCCGTCAAAGCAACGCAGGCCTGTGACTGTCATCGCGATATTGCCACCTCGGCTGAGCGATCGTACCCGCTTTGAGCGATTTCTGCCCCGTTAATCGGGGAAACGGAAGTCCTCCAAAACTGCGTATTACTTTTTTCAACCGGAACGTTGCTTCAGCTACTTCAAAATTGGAAGGGGCGACTTTTTGGCAAATTGCCTGCGGCCATGGCGAGAAAACGTGCGCCATCGACAGCAGTCCGTTCGAGCCGGAAAATTGTCAAAATCAAAGGAAATTCAATGACATCTCAAATTTCAGACATCGTCGTCCCGCGTGTGTTCACCCCCTATATGGCGGAGAACAAGCCGGCCAAGCTGATCATGCTGGAAAAATCCGGCATTCTGGCCGGTCCGGCACCGGAAATCGGCAAGCGCTTCAAGGCCGGTGGCAACCAGATTGAAGTGCCCTATTGGGAAGACCTTGATGATGCCGAGCCGACGGTGATCGACGACAGCGACAACAAGATCGGTGTCAGCAAGATTACCGCCAGTGACATGAAGGCCTACAAGCACCGCCTGGCCAAGAAATACGGTGCCAAGACGGTGGCAAGCTATGCCGCAACGGGCCGGGGCGACAGCGCCATGAACCGGGTGGCGGAGCGGATCAGCGCTTACTGGGGACGCCGCAAGGAAGAGCGCATCATTGCGACGGCTGAAGGCGTGATCGCCGACAATGTCGCCAATGACAGCGGCGACATGGTCTATTCCATCTATTCCGATGTCGGTTCGCCGACGGCTGCCAACCGCATCAGCTATCAGGCGATCAACCGGGCCCGGCTGACCATGGGTGAAAACCTGGACGACCTGCGCGTGATCGCCATGCACAGCTTCGCCTATGGCACGCTTCTGGACGACGAAAAGATCGAGTTCAAGAAACCGTCCGAAGCGCCGTTCGAGGTGCCTTACTACGCCGGAATGATGGTGGTGCATTCGGAAATGATGCCGGTGACGGCGGGTGCCAATTCGGACGAATACTCCTGCTTCCTGTTTGCACCGGGCGCTTTCATGCATATCGACGAAGTGCCGAGCCGCTCGACGATCTACGGCAACGAAGGCACCGAAATCACCCGTGATCCGGACATCGGCGACGGTGGTGGTGCCGACTATCTGACCACCCGCCGTTTCGAGCTGATCCATCCGGCCGGAATGGACTTTACGGCGTCCTCTCTTGCCAAATCCCAGGGGGCGAGCCTGGCCGAACTGCGCAACGCGGCCAACTGGGACCGGAAATACAACCGCAAGAACGTGAAGCTGGCCTGCCTGAAGGTGAACATCTGACGGCGTACCCAGCGGGCAGTCTGGAGGCGAGCGACCGCAGACATCCACCCCAACGTTTTTGCCACCGATCGACGTTTCTGCCCGTAGCCTTTCCTGCGGGCTTTTTGTTTGGTCGGTTCGACCCCTCATGGGCCTGATCAAGTCAGGGCCTGCCAAACTTCTTCGGGCGGCGTTTGCCGCCCTTTTTCATTTTCTCGAAAAAGAGGCCAGACATGGACGAGATCATCATGCGCCGCTTGCGGCATCTCCAGCGCCTGGAAGAACAACACGAAGCCGATTTTCTTGCCCGTTGCGCCCCGGCCAAAACCGAGGTCGAAAAGCGGCAGGAACACCTGGCGGATGCGCTGGCCGCGGACTGGAACCGCAAGCAAAGGGCAGCAAGGCAGCCACAGGCCGAAAAGCCGCTGCCCAAAGGCTGGCGCAAGGAGCACTGGAAGACCCAGCAGGCCATGGCCGCGGATTATGCCGGTGTGAAGGCCGCCAACAAATACGAGGCTGTTCAGGCGCTTGCTGCCTATGAGGCCAAAGCCGGCAACCTTGCCGCCGCCTGATCCTTTCAAGGAAACTGTTTCATGTCGGGAACCGTCAACACAGCCGTTGAGATGGCGAACCTTGCGCTTGCGCATCTGAAAGAAGCGCCCATCCGCGACTTCGATTTTTCCTCCGTGGCGTCGCGCTGGTTCAGGAACCATTATGCAGCGCACCGGGATGCCTATTTGGCCATGCACGACTGGGACTTTGCCATCGAGCTGGTGAACCTGCCTGCGGAAACCGAAAAACCGCCGTTTCGCTGGGCCTACCAGTACAAGCTGCCGGCCGACACGCTTCGCATTCCACAGCAGAGTGTTGGTGGATCGCCGGGAGGGACGATCATTCCCTTCGAAGTGGTGGGCCAGCGCATCATGTCGGATCATCCGCCGCCGTTTCCGCTCCGCCATGTGCACCGGGTGGTGCGGGAGGCCGAATTCGCGCCGCTGTTCGTGAACGGGTTCGCCCTGTTTCTGGCGGCAGGCTGCGCCCATTCGATCACCGGAAAGAACAGCCGTGCGGAAGCCTTGCGCCAGGCGGCGCGGGAAGCCTTCGACCAGGCCGGAACATCCGACGCCCTGCAGGGCACGCCGCTGCCCATGATTGACCTGGATATCATTGCAAACAGATGAGCTATCACCTTCAAGCCACATTCAGCCGGGGCGAACTCGACCCGGAGCTGATCTACCGTTCGGACCTGGAACTGTTCCGGTCCTCCCTGGCCGAATGCCGGAATTTCCTGACCCTGAAACGCGGCGGTCTGCGCCGGCGCGGCGGCACCAAATTTATTGCAGAGCTGAAGGACAGCAGTCGGCAAGGCTGGCTGATCCCGTTCGAGTTCGGAAACGGGCAATATTACATGCTTGAGTTCGGCCACTACATGTTCCGGGTGTTCACCAGCGAGGGGCGGGTCGGCACTGTTGAAGTGGCGACACCCTATTCCTCCGAGGTTTTGCCACGGCTGAAATTCGTGCAGTCGACCGACACGCTGTTCATCGCCGGAGGCGGCGTTGCCCCGCAGGCGCTCAAGCGGTTGTCGGAACTTTCCTGGGCGATAGAACCGATGGCGTTCAGGGATGGGCCCTATCTGGATGTCAATATCTCGCCGACGAACCTGAAACCGGCCGGCACGGGCAATGCTGTTCCGAAAATGACATCGAACTCAGCCCCGAGCGGAGTGGTGTCTGCCTCCAACGGCAGCGCTTCGGCGTGGCAGGTGTTCAGCCGGTCGGAGGGCAAGACAGTGCTTTCATCCGGGGCAACGGGTTGGGTGCAATACCAGTTCCCCAGCAGTGTCGTGATCGACGCCTACATGCTGCAGGCGCCGAACGACAACAGCCAGAACGACGACATGCCCTGGCAGTGGAACATTGAGGCGTCGAACAACGGCTCCGACTGGACAATTCTGGATACGCAGGACGGTCAGGATACCTGGGCCTCCAACGAATGGCGGGAATATGATTTTCACAACGAAACCGCCTTTACTCATTACCGGCTGAGCTTCACGCAAGGAGGCGGATCTGCTTCGGACAATTCCGCCATCGGGCAACTGGTGTTTCACCAGGCTGGCAACGATCAGAACCCCTTCACGCTGACCGCATCAGGCACTGCAGGGATCAATGGAGGTGCCGGCTTTCAGTCGTCTGACGTGGGGCGGCATATCCGGTTTCGCGGGTCGGACGGGTTCTGGCGCTGGTTCCGGATCTACAGCCGCCAGTCGGCAACCACTGTCAAGGTGCAGCTTTTCGGCCAGGCACTGCAGGACACCAAGGCGCAAAGCATCTGGCGGCTGGGGGCATGGTCCGGCACGACGGGGTGGCCGGAAACGATCGGCTGGCACAAGAACAGGCTCGCCTTCGCGGGCACCAGCGAGGAACCGCAGAAGATCTGGGAAAGCCAGACGGAGGACTTCACCAATTTTTCCGTATCCCATGTCCTGAAGGCATCCGACGCGGTGACCGCGGGCATTCTTTCCGGACAGGTGAACCGGATCCAGTGGCTGGTCGATGATAACGACCTGATTGTCGGCACGACCCGCGCGGTGCGTGCCGTCGGCAAGGCGACCGATCAGGACCCTTACGGGCCGGAGAATGTCGACCAGAAGCCTGAAACGAATTTCGGCGCCAATGACGTCAGCCCGATCAAGGTGGGGTCGGTGCTGATCTACTACGGCCCTTATGGAACCGACATGCGCGAAATGGCCTATGACTTCGGCTCCGATGGCCGGGTGTCTCAGGCGGTGAGCGAGGTGCAGTCGCATCTGTTTCAGGATGGGATTTCCGGGGCCTGCTACCAGCAATATCCCGATAGCGTCATCTGGCAGTGGGACCAGAAAGGCCTCGGGATCGGCTTCACCTATGAACGCCAGCAGCAGGTTTATGGCATGCAGCGCCACGATTTCGGTGGTGTGGTGGAATGTATGGCAGACCTTTCGGGCGCTGGAGCGGACACCGTCTGGATGATCGTGAAACGGACCATCGACGGACAGGTGCGGCGGTACATCGAAATCATGCAGCGGCCGTTTCCGGGCGGGGCAATCGAGGATGCGTGGCATCTCGATTGCAGCGCGCGCTACGAAGGCCAGCCGGCAAACACGGTCTCGGGACTTCAGCATCTGGAAGGCGAAGAGGTGATCCTTTATGCCGATGGGACCGACTATCCGGCAACTGTGACCGCCGGAGAAGCGAGCCTGCCGAATGGCCAGACAGCGGAAAAGATCCTGGTCGGGCTGAATGTTTCGGCGAGGGCGAAGACCTTGCCGTTTCCCATTAATGCGCAGGATGGCTCAGCCATGGGCCGCAAGATGCGCGTAGACAATTGCAGCATCGCGGTTCTGAACACCGGAACCCTGAAGGCCGGGTCAGACGAAACCTTTCTGGACGAGCTGATCTACTACCGTGCGGGAGATCCTGCCGGAGAGCCGGCGCCCTTGCGCACTGGGGTGCTCGACCAGCCAATAGAAACGCGATGGGAAGACGGGGGGCAGCTTACGCTGGCAGCCAGCGGCGGCAAACCCTGCACCATCCTGGCCGTTAATTTCGGCCGAGACGTGGAGCCTTAATTCATGTGTCACCCAGCAATATTGGCTGCGGTCTCCGTTGCGGGATCGCTGGCCGGCGGCGCCGTGCAAGCGCAGGGCGCGCGCCAGCAGGCAGATGCCCAGGCAAAGGCGGAAGAGCGCCGTGCAGAACTGGCCGACCGCCAGAAGGCGGTCAACCAGACCCAGGCTTCTTTTGAGCGAAAACGGACCCTGGACAAATACGAAAGGGCACTCGGCTTCAACCGGGCTGCCGGAGCCGAACGCGGGCTATCGCAAACCGGTTCGCTGACTGACGTCGCGGACGACAATGCCTTTGAAGCGGCACAAAGCATCGAGGCAATTCGGTATGGCGCGGAAGGCAAGCGGGACAATCTGACCTTCGAGGCGAAAACGGCCCGGGAGCGGGCACATTCGAGCCGCCGCGTGGGCCGTATCAGCGCCACCGGTGCCATGCTGGGTGGTGTTACCCAGGCATTCACGACGCTTGGCAATGCCGCCTACAACGGTGCTTTCAAATTCAGGTGACAAAACGGTACTGACAATGGCGAGGTTGCAGAAATTCAATGGTGCCGACAGCCTTCCGGGCGTTGGCAGTCCGCAAGTTGTCGCTGACACCGCGGTTGGACAAGCTGTGGCAGGGCTGGGACAACAAATCCGCCGTTCGGCAGGGGCTTTCGGTGATCTTGCCGGGACCGCTGCTCAAAGACGCAGGCGAATTGAGGACTTTAAAGTTCAAATGGCTCAACGGGAATTTGACGCCAGGTTGAAGGAAAAGGCTGCGGAGGAACAGCGGCAGGCGCAACCAGGCGGCTTCGGCTTCACCGAGGCCATGATGGCTCATCTTGAAAAGTCTAGAGAGCAGGCGCTCAAGGAACTGCCTGCAGGTTCAAGAGATGCGTTCAACCGCCACGTGGAGGCGCAGCGCGACCGCTATATCAACGGCTTTGCTGCAATTGAGGCGGGGGAAAACGAACGCTATTTCCAGCAGGGTTTGGAAGAAGAAGGCATCCGGCTGGCATCAGAGGTGCGCGAGAACCCGGATGGTCTCGAAGAAGCATTCGAACAGGCAAGAACGTTGCTGTCGGCTGCTCCCTTGCCGGCCGTAGGCAAAGAGGCAGCCTATGCGAAAATAAGCGAGACACTGGCAGAGGCGTGGGCTGAGACAAGACCGTTTGAAGAACTGCTACCAGCAATCGGCGACGAACTTGCAAGGCGAGAGATTGCAGGACCGGAAGGTTTAGGAAATGAGCTCGACCAGGTGGGTGAGGCCGTCAATGGCCCCGACGGGCCGGAGGCGTTTGCGGACGAAAGCCAGGTTCTGGCAGAGCGGCTGAAACTGCTGCCTGGTGAAACACTGGGCCGAATGCAGGTAAATGCCGTTAAAAGCAGAGCGGCGATTGCTGCTGGGGAAGTTGGCAAGATCGAACGCCGCATCGAGGCGAGTTTTGGCCAGTTCGACAAATACGAGATCGAAGCAAACGGGTTGCTCGACCCAAGGCAGAAAACACGACTGATCGCTCAGCTTGAAGTCGCAAAAAAGGAGCATATCGCGAACATTGAAGCTGCGAACTGGCTCTTGTCTTCTGAAGAAGGGGATCGGGGACCGCAGCGCCAGAAGAACGCAGACCGGGCGTTCATCTTTCTGGAAAATGGCGAAATCGACCGGGACACACTTGCACTCAAGATTGTGGAAACGAAGGGCGTTGTTCCGGAGAGTTATGCCGCCGCTTTGAGCAAGGGAACTCGGAGCAACGAACCCGAGGTCATTTTACGAGCATACGAAAACCTCGCAAAGGTTCTGGCGTTGGCACCGCAGTCGGCGGTGTTGGCAAAAAGAGAACGCAACCTTGTCGACAGGTTTGAAAAGTGGACCCTTTTGACAAAAGGCTATGGCCTGAGTCCTGAGGAAGCCGCGGAGACGCTGGCGAAAGGCAATGATTCTGGTTCTGCGCACAATCTGGAGGAGGCTTTTGACCGGCAGTTTCCTGATTGGGAAGGGAAAGACCTCGGCAGCCAGACCTTGAAAGAGTTGCTGACACCTGCAGATACAAGAATTCCAGAAGGATCTGGCGGATAAGCGCAACAGGTTCAATCCGGCGAGAGCCTTTTCGAGCCGCCAATGTGACCGTGGCTCAATTTCTGATCTCAAATTTTACCAGGGAACTCCATGACAGTAGCAGCCTTGACCGAAGGCCGCGCCCAGATCACGGGCGACGGCGTGACGGATCGCGTCGACTTGCCTTTCCAGTTTGTCGACCAGAACAACCTGCAGGTATCGCACCGGACTGCAACCGGCGTGATTACCGTTTGGCAGTATCAGCAAAGCCCGGGCAACTGGCACTTTACCGGCGGCAACTTCGGCACCGGTACCGTGCTCTTTGACGCCAGCGCATTGCAGGCAGGCGAAACGCTGACGGTTCTGCTGGTGAGCAAATACGATCAGCCTTACAGCCTGGCGGGTGGTGAGATTGACCCTGCGGTCATGGAACGCGCCATGGACCGGACGGCGATCAACATGCAGTCGGTCGCCACTCGGGCGCTGATCGAGGTCAACGGCGGCTTTGACCTGAAAGGCCGGCGGATGATCAACGCGCTTGATGCGGCCGATAATCAGGACTTGCCGACGCTGCAGCAGGTTCTTGAAATCGCCTCACTGCCAGGCGCGCAAGGGCCGAAAGGCCCGGTCGGCAACCAAGGCCCGACGGGTCCGTCCGGTCCGCAAGGCCCTGCGGGTCCGCAGGGACCACAGGGGGAACGTGGCCCGCTCGGTTATGAAGGTCCGCGAGGCCCTACCGGCTATCAAGGTCCGGAAGGCCCGCGCGGTCCTGAAGGGCCATCCGGTCCGACTGGCTCGCAAGGACCGATTGGGCCGCAGGGTCCACACGGGCCAGAGGGGCCGATTGGCAAGTCATTTGACCCGGATTACACCGGCCTGACGGCCGACCGTGCAGCCTATGACGCCGAACCCAAAGACACGTCCTTTCTCGATACCGAGGCCGGGATTGTTTATTGGAAGCTCTCCAACGCGGTCGGCGCCTGGTCGACGGGCGTCAACTTCGGGCGCGGGCCGCAGGGCTTGCAGGGGCCACAGGGCATTCAAGGCCCGGCTGGTCCTGTCGGGCTGAACCACCGGGGAACGTGGAACGTGGCAACCGCTTACGTCGAGCGGGATACGGTCAGCCATGACGGGTCTTACTTCATCTGCGTGGCGGCTCACACCGGCGTCACCCCGGAAGATGCTGCGGCCGAATGGGACATTGTCACCGCCAAAGGGGAGCGCGGCCTGCAGGGGTTGAAGGGCATTCAGGGTCCGGAAGGCCCGCAGGGCGTGCAAGGTCCGGAAGGTATCCAAGGCCCGAAAGGTGATACCGGCGCGCAGGGGCCGACGGGCGCGGAAGGTCCGCAAGGACCGCAGGGCGATCCCGGGTTGAGCTATCGCGGTGTCTGGACTTCGGGCGAAACGTACAATTCTGACGAAACGGTCACATACAACGGATCTTCGTATATCTCGTTGCGGGTGAGCATCGGACAGAACCCAAGCATTTCGCCGGATGATTGGGGCCTGCTTGCTGCAAAGGGTGATGTGGGGCCGGTTGGCGCAACTGGTCCGGAAGGGCCACAAGGTTCAACCAGTTACGACGCCGGGACCGTTGGCGGCCTGACGCCAAGCCAGCTTTTACGGTCCGACATCGGGGGCACGATCAGCGGTAGTCTGACCGTCAACGGTCACGTCTACGCCACCGGCTACGTTTACGTGAACACGGACAATAGCGGCGACGCCTGGATTGTGTTCAAGGATGCAAACAGCGGCGGTGCAGACCGCCTTTTAGGCTGGGACGACAGTGCGAATGCCCTTGTTGCTGAAGAGAATGACGGCGGCATTCACAAGCTGGCGCTTGTTTATGACGGCTCAAGTGTAAACGAAACCAACTTTCCGATTGGGCATATCATCTGGGCATCTGCACCCGCCGGGATCAACAGAAACGCTTCACGAGCCTGCTACTTGCACACGGCATCAACGGGCTACGCCGACAGTTCGGACGGTAACAGATCTTCCGGCCTATCGGGCACTTGGCGATGCCGAGGGCAAGCCGGTGCTGTCGCCATCTATCAGCGTGTTGCGTGAGGAAAAGGCATGACCGAAATCAACGTCAAGACAACCGTCATCACCAATTTTCATGGCTTCTTTGCAAACCACGAAACCGACCACACCCTAACCGATATGTCCAAGATTGTCGGTGCGTGCTCCTATGATGTGCAACACGCAAATGGGTACACGGAAACAATCGAAACCGGCTTGCGGCCGGGCGAAAACTTCGGGTGGAGCATTAAGGTAATCCAGGCTGCGCAGGCCTGGCGAAACTCCGGTGGGGTCATTCCGGAATGGGTTCCGTCTACGTCTGAATAAACTCGGCCCAACCGACCGAAACACGCACCGCCCTTGAGGCGGTTTTTTTATGCCTGAAAGGCACTCCAATGAAATTGGTTTCAGACTGGCGCGCGGTCCTGCAAAGGGCTTGGAGCGTGCGCCTTATGCTGCTTTCTGCGCTGCTCTCTGGCGCGGAAGTGGCTCTGCCCTTTTTGGGCGACTTCATTGCGCCGGGCTTACTTGCAGCCCTGTCGGCGCTCACAGTGTCGGCCGCGTTCGTGGCCCGGCTTCTCGTACAAAGGAACATGAACGATGGGACGTAAAACCCGCCTTGTCGGCGGCATTGGCACGGCTGCGATTGTGCTGGTCGGTGCCTGGGAAGGTCTGCGCCTGGCGGCATACCGGGACGTTGTCGGCGTTCCAACCGTCTGTTACGGCGAAACGCTCGGGGTGAAGCTTGGGGACAAGCACACACAGGCCGAGTGTGACGCAATGCTGTTGGCCTCGTTGCAACGGCATGAAGCCGGAATGAGAAAGTGCCTCAAGCGGCCGGATGCCATTCCCGCAAAATCCTATGTCGCGTTCGTCAGTCTCACCTACAACATCGGGGTAGGGGACTTTTGCCGGTCGACTGCGCGCAAGCGTCTCGATGCCGGGGACGTGCGCGGCGCCTGTAACACAGCCAAGTGGTTCAACAAGGCAGGCGGCCGGACGATCCGGGGACTTGTAAACCGCCGTGCGGCCGAGCATTCGCTATGCCTGGAAGGGCTGCGGTAATGCCGGTGATCGCCTGGATACTCCAAAGCCGCACCGCGTGTGCTGCCCTCGCCATTGCCGCCGTTCTGGGCGGCTTTTTTGTTTGGCACAAGGTCGACAAGTCGAGCGCGGTTCGCCAGGCCGTTGTCGAGTATGTGGCCGACGCGGAATTGACCGCAGCCCGGGTGCAGCTTGAAGAACTGAAACGCCGGAAGGTTGTCACGGAACGGGCAAACCGGCGTTTCCTCTCTCTTATCGATCAGGCCAACGCGGAAGCGGAAGCCGCAGCAAAGGAGTTGGAACACTATGTTTCGACCGTTGGGGATGGCTGCACTTTGCAGCCTGATCTTTTTGAGCGCTTGCGCAACCAATGACGACCGGTTGCGAACGGCCGCCGCATTGTCGGCACAAGTGGAAATCACCAAAGAGCTTCCGGGTTATCCGGACGACTGCCGACAGAAAGAAGCGTCCGGCGTTCGGGTCGGGGAGCCTCTGGACGTGGCCCTGATCCGGACAGACCAGGCGCTTGGCCGGGCCAATGCCCGCGTGATGCGGTGCAGCCGGTGGTTCGACGAAATCAAACAGGGCTACGCAGGGGGCGTGCAATGAACGAAGATCAGATGCGGGAAATCGCCCGTGAAGGTGGCAAAGAAGGCGGCCGGGAAGCTGCCCAAGAAGTACTCAAGGCGCTCGGTGTTGACATCGAGAATACCATCGAAGCGCAGAAAGACATGCACTTTCTGCGTGATCTGCGAAAAGGAACGTCCAGCGTCAAAGGCAAGGTGATCAATACCGTTGTGGGGGCGTTGGCGCTGGCTGGCCTCTACAAGCTTCTGTCGGGAATTAGATGGGGGGCTTGA